TGTCCTCCTGGAAGTGCTTGTGGATACCCAGGTGGTATTGCTGGTGGTTGCTGCCGTTGCCAGAGGATTGTTAACCAAGCTTGTGGTGGTTCTGGTGGAGGTGCTGGTGCCATTGTTGAATTTGAGTTGACCAATTCTGATTTGAAATCCCTTGGAGTTTTGGGTACGAATCAACCTTACACTGTTAATGAAGGTGCTTCATCTCTAGTGAATGGAAGTATTGAAACTATATTTCAATTCAGTCAAGTCTACATTAAGACCAGTGCTGGTTGGCAATTGTGCAATAACGTCTGGGTAAAGGGTGGTGACACTGGTTGGGTTGGAGTTGGAAATTCTGTGTTTATTCAATCATAAAAGATAATTTTTTGTCATGAAATTAAAAATTCCATATTGGTACTACACCAAAGCATTCTCTGATGAAGAGTGTGATAAAATAATAGAGTCTGGTCTCCGACAGATCGAGGCTACCCAAGAAGCATCAAAGGCGAAGGTTCAATCTGATGGTTCAAAGGACGGAAAGATTGACATACCAATTAGAGATTGTCAAATAACCTGGTTAGATGATACTTGGTTGTATCAACGTATAGAGAACATGATCATCAATGCCAACGAGGAAGCAGGTTGGGGTTGGACGATTCAATCTATGGAAAAACTACAATTTGTGCGTTATAATTTAAACGAACATTACTCTTGGCATGTCGATGGTTCATCTGACATATTCGACGTGTATGCGGATCCTAACAATTTAAATTACTTTGGAAAGATTAGGAAAATCAGTGTAAGTGTTAACTTATCTGACCCAAATGAATATGATGGTGGTGAACTATTATTCGTTGACAACACTGTCAAGGACGGGGTTTCTCTCGATGATATGATCTACTCTCCACAGGAATTTAAAGGCAAAGGATCCTCTGTTGTGTTCCCTAGTTTCGCTCATCACAAGGTTACTCCAGTTACGAGAGGAACTAGATATAGTTTAGTAGCTTGGATTTTAGGTCCCCCATGGAAGTAGAGTTCCACAAACAACTCCGAGAAAGGATCAAGCAACTCAGAATGCAGCATCTTTTTGAGGAACCATGCCCTCTGTATGAACCACCAATGGTAGAAGATGTAACTGAATCCCAGAAAGATTGGGAAGATTTCTGGTATAACGAGGATAGAGATGTCTCATCGACTTGATCAGATTACACCAACTCACCACGTTACCAAAGAAGAATGCCAGGAGATGATCGATGCTGCTATTCGGAGACATAATAGAAATGCAAGTATTATTAGCATGTGTGTCGGTTGGGTTGTTCTCGCTCTATTTGCTGAAGGTCTCCTCCGGCTCGTAGGTGCTATTGATCCAATACTTCCATGGATGGACATCTCGTTGAAGTAATAGGAATTATTTTCCTAACTATCTTTGCCATCACTATGTTTTATCATGGGTGGCAAATTACTCACGAAAAAAGTGGGTATTCTCGAAAGGATATCCGTCGTGAGACTGAAAGGATGCGTCAACGTGTAGAAGAATTATTAAAGGAAAAGACAAATGAACCAGACTAAAATGAAAGCAGTATTTTATTCCAAAGATAATTGTCAGTGGTGTGAGAGAGTTAAAATGCTATTCGAGACTCTCAAAATTGATTACTTAGAGTATAAGTATGAGAAAGATTTCACCAAGGATCAATTCTATGCTGAATTTGGTGAAGGTTCTACATTTCCACAGGTCTCTATCAATAGTGAGCATGTTGGTGGGTTCAAAGATACCTTACAATACCTACAAGAGAAAGATCTGTTATAATAGTATAAATAATTTTTAAGTTATGGAGGAACAACACACACTTTAAGTAAAGTGGTTGTTCCCTCTGGGGGACAGCCTAGTTCCACAGAGAGGAGAACAATGCTAACACTAAGTATTTTTGTTGGATCGTTATTTGCGATCACGTCTTTTTTTGTTGGTGGTGTAATTGGATGGACAGCAAGAGAGTATTTGCTGTATAATCAAGAACCACAACCAACTATGCATCCCGAGATGTATGATGAGAATGGAAATGTTCTCCACGACTCACTAATTTCATTTCGATTCACTTATGATGATGAAACTGAAGAGGAAGATTAATTATTTTGGAGTATTATCATGACTAAAAAATTACCACCCAACCCATTAGTAACAGAAGTTTTTCAGAAAATTTCAAACGCAAAAACAAAAGCAGAAAAAATTTCTCTCTTACAAGAGTATAGATCACCTGCTTTGATTCACTTGTTTGTTTGGAACTTTGATGAGTCCATTGAAACCGCCCTCCCCCCAGGTGAGGTTCCTTACACCCCCAATGACAACAAGACTGGTGAAGGTGTAAGTAGATTGAACAGTCAATATAGGATTCTCTACAACTTTGTGAGGGGTGGTAATGATCCTCTCAGTCAAACAAAAAGAGAGAGTATGTTTATTCAGTTGTTGGAGTCTTTGGATCCCAGTGAAGCTGAGTGTCTGTGTTTAGTAAAGGATAAGAAACTTGGAAAACGATACAAAATCACCCACAACACTGTTAAAGAAGCCTACCCGGATATCGTCTGGGGAACCCGTGGTTGATCCCACTGCCTGGTCAGAAGATGAACTAGCAGTCTGTAAAAAGCTCTACGGGTGTGAAGTTCTGTACGTTAATGCTAATGAACTTCAGTTGAATGATAAGTCACTGCCATTGGATGCTTACAAGGTATCGTATGTTGTTGATGGCGTAATGAACTTTGACATCTGTAGATGTGGAAAGAAGGTCAAATTATTTGACATGTACTATGATAAGTTCGGAACTGGATTGAAAGACATTGAGTTTGGACCAGGAACTGTGAACCCCAAGCTATGGGGAGAAGAGCCAAAACCAAAATCGAAAAAGTAATCCAAAATATCGGGGAAAAAAATTCCGGCAATTTTTTGGTCTGTAGGGTTCGCTGTGATACAAAATGTAGTCATAGCCACAATATTGACATAAATAGAACCGAGGACTATAATATCCTTGTCGTTCATCCAATGCTCAGTTATTTACTGGCATTCACCCTTGTCCATCATAATGATATGTCACCTTATGGGTGGCACATGAGCTGTGAAAGGTGGTTACTTAGATCTTTAGAGATTCAGCAAGATCCAAGTTTAGATTATAGGTCTAAATTGGACCTTATAGGGTATCTTAAGTCAAAAGTGCCAGGTGAATGTAATCAAACACTGAGTTAGGACGCAAGTAAGTCGCGGAACGGAGCGTTCATCCCATGTTAGAGTTAATTCTCTTAAACACAACTCTCACATGCCAAGAAGCCGATGAACTTATGATTCGGATTTCGAAGCATGACGATTTGCCAGCATTGGTAAAGGTAGAGTTGGTAGAGACGGTAAAGGAATCTTCACCAGATTGCTACTGGGACGCAAACGACTGAAGGAACGGATAAACGGATCCATCGAAAGATGAGAAGGTTAATCATCCATTCATTCAGGAGTAAACAAATGGCTAAAGTCGTGTATCGTGGTGCCACTTATGACACCCAAGAGCGTCGTGACGAGCTCAAGGCAAAACAGCAAGTTCGCTGGTTCAACGAAATCTATCGTGGAATTAAGCACAAAGAACCTGTTGTAGTCGTAGGAGCTTGATTATGTTACAAACCATCGGACTGAGTTCTTTGGCAATGGTAACATTTATTGGACTTATCTACGGTGAAATTGTTCTCCTTCAAAAAGTGTAGGAGGGCAAATGTGGAAGATCTTCAAAAATAATGATCCTCCAGATTTTGATCCAATAAAGCATGATCCAAAATTAATTTTTGGATTTTTGACTTATCGAGGTATATGTTATGCTAAATGGATTCATTTGAAGTCATATGGCATAAGCAACTGGAAAGTTAGTGATAGGGGAGATTGACTTCTCCCCTTTTTTTGTCTATAATTATAAGTAAAGTAATTTTCTATGGATAAAGACAAACTTAAACTAATAGTTAAAAACTTGAAACTCCTAATTGAATCCTTGGAATCAGAAGTTTACTCTGACGTTGATTTATACAAGGAAATCGACAGAGAACGCATTGATATGTACAGTGGTGGTTCTCCCCTAAATGATTACGACGAGATTTTTGACGACGATGACGGATACCCTGACTGATTGGAGATATTCCGATCAAAAAATGAAAGTTAGACAATCCTGTCTGAAACTGCTTTTACAGAAGTTCGGATCGGAATTGAGTTCTGATGGTACGCCTAAATATTCAAATCAGAGCATCTATGAGTGCGCGCACGATTGGGTGTCTCAGGGGAATATGATAACTCACGGTATCGTCAAATTCTACGAGGTCTACTATGCGTCTAAAGGACACAATTCGCCTAACCAAGGAGGCACTTAAACAACCTTGGCTCTATACTGATGAAGAATTGACTTTTATGCGAAAAGCCAAAAAACAGGCAAAGCAGAGTCTAAAAGTAAAACAGATGATGAAAAAGAATGACAGTCAAACTGATTCAAGCAACACCCAATCCTGAAGAGAACATGGCATATATTGCCAGAGTCTCTAATCCCGATAATCAGGAAAACCCAAACTATGCTGGGTTGTTGAAATATTGTATTAAGCACCAACATTGGAGTGTTTTTGAACAAGCATACATGACTCTAGAGATTGAAACTTCTAGAGCAATTGCTGCTCAGATCCTTCGACATCGTTCGTTTACATTCCAAGAGTTTTCTCAACGGTATGCTGATACTTCCTTACTCTCACAGGAGATCCCCTTACCGGAACTCCGTCGTCAAGATACCAAGAATCGTCAGAATTCTATTGATAATCTTGACGAAGAACACGTTCATTTGATGCATAAAGAGATTCGTCAATTATTTGCAGATGCTCAGGATGTATATCGATATCTGATTGACATGGGTGTGGCAAAGGAGTGTGCTAGAATGGTACTGCCTCTAGCCACGCCCACTAGAATCTACATGACAGGTTCATGTCGTTCATGGATCCATTATATCTCTTTGAGGTCTGCTAATGGCACACAGAAAGAGCACATGCTCATAGCAGAACAGTGTAAAGATATTTTTATTGAACAGTATCCCACCGTTGCTGAAGCTTTGGAATGGACCAAGTAATTAGTTATCAAGTCATAGATGATTTTCTCCCCGAGGAGAATCTAAAAATCCTACAGAAAGAAATTATGTGGGGTCATAACTTTTTTTGGAATGTCACTGATCACGTTTCAAATTCTCCACATGATCCCAAAGGTGGTGATCCACAGGCAGATGAAATGTGGAATTGGTATGGAGCACATCTAGTGTGGGCTCACAACAATCCACAAAGTAATTTTTGGCAGATGATTGATGATTTAGTCATCACTCCCATGTTCAATGAAGGGACGATGCGTGCTTTGATCA